CTTTTGTTTGAATGGAATCTTAATTTCTAAAATGCCATCTTCAAGTTTTGCAATTGCTTTGTCAATATCCGCGTCTGCTGGTAGCCATCTTGTCAAATGAGATTCGCCAAATTTTTCATTGTTTGCGTCAATCAATAGATAACTGTCTTCAAAACTGATTTGAATTTCATGCTTTCTATATCCTGGCGCTTTAATTAGTAGTGTGATGTCTTCGTTCATAGATGAGAGATGATTTGGTTAAGAGTTTTTTCATAAGTTAACTCTTTAGAGAGCTTGATTCCCTCTTCATTAATAACTCCTACTTTTTGCTCAGCCTTTTCAAAGGCTTCGAAGACGGATTCCTTTGACCAGTCAAATACAATTCCTTGATTAAACATATCATTTTCCTTAAAAAAGATACCATCGTAAATAGGAATTGTTCCACTTGATTTAACAATAATGCTATTGCTATCGTTTGCCCAATCTTTATGGGCTGTTTCATGGAGTACGATTGACCACTTGCCAAGACAAGTAGCATTGAAAGCTGGAAGATTCCATCCCTCACTCGATGAAAGACCTGTGAGATCAATATCAATAGCATTCAAGAAATCATTAACTTCTGAATTGGTTTGCAAATATGGCAAGAAATTAATGTTCCCATATCTCTTACCTTCCAGAGTAGAAGCAATAATTTGCTGCATCTGATCTTGTGGAATGAAAGGGTTTGTTACGCAACAAGAAAGCAGGTACTTTGGATTATTACCATACTTTTCCAACCATGTTTTAATGATTTTCGCCGTATGCTTTCTCTTCTCAAACTTACCCATTAGACCAAAATGAATTCTTTCTGGCAAATACTTTTTGCCCGTGATACGAAAGTTTTCATCAAAGCCTAGTTTAAATGGAACGCTATTGTCGCAACCAGCATTCACGAATTGATTCGTGGCATAATCAGAACAAAAGAATGTTTTTGTTTGAAGTTTTGCGAGTTTCTTTTCTACAAATGTTGGTTCAGATGCTTCGTAAAAAGTAATTAGATATTGCTTTTCAGTTTTACGATTATCGCTTCCGTTTAGGTGCCAAAGCTTAACCGATGGAACTTCACTATCCAAAAAAGCAAAACGATTATTAACTGATGTTTGAAGCCAAGCAGCAAACTCTGGCTCAAGATTGTGAGCAGAAACGTCAATTTTTCCGATAGGGAAAAATCCAACATTAATATTTTTGCGCCACATCTCGCGCAAAAGATTAATTGCTACATTTCCAAAAGAAAGAGAATTAATTGGAGCTTCAAAAATCAACTTCATAATTAAAATGGAATATCGTCGCCTTCTTCGCCGCCAGTTGCAGGTTGGTCTTCATCAACTGTTGCCACTGTCTTCTTTGGAGCAGCGGTTTTTTCCTTTGTTCCTGTATAACTTGAGTTCTCAGACTTCTCGAAACGAGGAACAAAATTAACACGATCAGCAACGATGAAGGTCTTTGTGGTTTTCTTGCCTTCTTTGTTTTCGTAAGTGTCAGCAGCTAGGCGACCTTCAACAATAACGCTAGAACCCTTCTTTAGATTCTTAGCACAGGTTTCTCCTTGCTTATCCCAAACATCAACGCTCATATATAGAGGTTCCTTTGTTTCATCTTTGTAATTTTCTCGATGAGCAATTCGAAGATTGCAGATGCACTTGCCTGTTTTTGTGTATCGTGCTTCTGGATCAGCAACCAGAAAGCCATAGATGATTGTTCTATTTACCATATTTTTATTTAATTATTTGTTTAATTCGGGTTTAATTTCTTTGATGAAACGGTTATGAATATTAATGCATCCTTGTATTGATAATTTCAATTTTCTAGCAATCTTTTTCCAAGGAGTTAATTTGTTTTGGCTGCATTGTCTATAACGCATTTGAATGATTTTTCTTACTCTATGATCTGGATTTTTTTCCGCCATTTCATAAATCAATCCAACCAATTCATTGTCAATGTATTCTTTAATGTAGTCTTTGTCAACTAAATGTTCTGATTGATCTCCAACATCGCAATACTCATATTTTTTAGCTTTGTTATGAATATTTAAGCATTTCCATTTTATTTCGTTTCCTAAATAAGTTGAAAACTTAATGTTGCGATTAGGGTCAAAGTTTAAAGCTTTTTGGTAAATAAACAAATCCTTGTCATCAATAATATCATTTTTATTGACATTGGATTGGTCTGAAATTGTTTGATTAACAATCTGCAAGTAAATGCCAGAGTGTTTAGTAATTAATTCTTTTAAACAATTTTCATTATTGCTTACTTTGATTTGTTCGATAAGGGATAGGTCGTCTGCCATTTTGTGATTTCCTCCGAGTCGAAACATTGTTCGAAAATAGCCCAGCTATATTCAGAAAGCGAAAATGGATTGTTTTCATCTTCGTTTCCCTCTACTGTTTGCCAAACAAAAGAGACGTTCGCCTTGGATTGTAGAATAGGATCATTTTCAATCTCTTCTGCGTTTGCTGGCTTGATGCGGTTATTTTCTTTATCAAGTCTCGAAATATGAATAAGAAAGCCATTTTTTTGAATCCAATCTGCCTCGTTTTTATATCGAACATCAGAAATGATTGCGATCTCGTCTTTCTTCAGATATGAAGAGAGAGAATTAATCCAGCAATCTTCATTCAATGCTCTGCGAATATGAGTTCCATAAGCAACAAGAAATGGGCGAATCATTTTCTTTTCGTCGTCGTTTTGAGTAAATGAATTCAATCCAGTTTTCTTTTTAAGAAATGGGCGAACTTCTCTTTTAAGCTCGTCTGCAAAAGCATATCTTTTAGCCTTGATTCCAATTTTTTTAAAGATTTTTACAAAGTTGTTGGCAAGAGTATCTTTGCCGCTTCTTGCTACGCCTGAAACTCCAATAATCATAATTTTATTTTAAACCCCAGTTGACCCAAAGCCTCCTTCATTACGTTCACTTTGTTCTAGTTCAGAAACAAAAGTAATGGATGGATGGAAATGTTTTTGAAACACTAGTTGGCAAATTTTATCTCCACTCTTGTAGATTTTGCTTGGATTGACAATGCAAGCAATACTGTTACAATCATTGATCATCAAATCTTCTGGCTGCACAATGTATTTAAATCGAACTTTGATTGTTGATCTAAATCCAGAATCAATCACAGCAACAGAGTTCGCCAAAAGCAAGTTGTATCTGCTCACGCTTGATCTTGGAAAAACAAGGGTGTAAATATCATCATTAGGTGAATTTACTGGTTGAAAACCATCAATTTTGATGTTTAAATCATATTCGATGTAGTCAATGCTTTTGTAAGAATTTAGGTTTTCATCTTGAAGAGAACCAACAATTCTTGGTTCAGAAGCTGCAACCACATCATACCCAACATCGCCATCATGAGCGGGTAGAGACATGTTCGAATTGTTATCAACAACGTAAATCAAATCAGGGAAGTTCATTTTCTAAATTTTTAGCGAGTTCATAGTGACCGTTATTAGCCAATATGGTTGTTGTATGAACATACGAAATTTTTTCTAAATCTTCTTGAAATTCTTGACAAGACATCAAAAAACCAAGGTTAATGTCTTCAAGGCCAGCTTCTTTGAAGCATAGCATTACTTGCTCCAATGCTTTTGAGCAAGCATCTGTAACATCTTCGGCGTTAACAACGCATTCCCAATCGCCGCTTTGAACAAGGAATATTTTTTGTTTGAAGTTTTTTAAGATAACCATAGAATTCATTCTATTCCAGAAACATCCTTCTGTCAAGAAGGATTTTCTATTTATACGGAAGATAATTAAAGTTAACTTTAGTATAAATCATGTTTTAAGTACTTCTAACGTCATAGAAGAAAGAGAACGCTAGGGATACGAAGGGAGAGGGGGTAATTCTTGCAAAAAATCTGAAAAAAGTTTCAAAACATATTTCCTGATTCATCCATTGACAAGAGAGCATGCGTGTGTAATATACCGTATGACTATTTTTGATGAGCAAATTTCCCGTAAGCCAGATCGGTACCCTTGGGTCCAAGATTTTATTTCAGCAATGCATGAGGGTTTTTGGACCCATAAAGAATTCAGCTTTTCAAGCGATGTTCAAGATTTTAAAGTTAATCTTGATCAACAAGAAAAAGAAATCATTATTCGCACGCTATCTGCCATTGGCCAGATTGAAGTTGCTGTTAAAAAGTTTTGGGCAAAGCTTGGCGATAATCTGCCACATCCAACGCTAACTGACTTAGGATACGTTATGGCAGGTGTTGAGGTCATCCACAACAACGCATACCAGCGGCTTTTAGAAGTGCTTGGAATGGAAGATATTTTTGAACAAAACTTGAAGCTCGATGTTGTTTCTGGTCGTGTTAACTATCTTCGCAAATACACTCATCGTTTTTACAAAGACTCAAAGAAGCAATATGTTTATGCTTTGATTCTTTTCACGCTTTTTATTGAGAATGTTTCTTTGTTTTCTCAGTTTTATATTATTCTTTGGTTCGGAAGATACCGCAACGTTCTGAAAGATACTACTCAGCAAGTGACCTACACAAAGAACGAAGAGCTTCTTCACGCAAAGGTTGGAATGAAACTTGTGAATGTGATTCGTCAAGAATGTCCTGAACTTTTTGACGAGGAACTAGAGCAAAGAATTTTGCACGAAGCAGCAGAAGCTTTCAAGCAAGAATCAAAGATCATTGATTGGATCATTGGCGACTTTAGCGCACAAAGAATCAATGGCGCAATCCTCAAGGAATACGTTAAAGGAAGAATTAACGATTCTTTGAAAGAGATTGGCTTCAAATCCTTATTTACTATTGATAAAACTATTGCTAGAGACTACGAATGGATGGACGAGGAGGTCTTGGCAAACAATGCTGTAGATTTCTTCTACCAACGTCCCGTTGACTACGCAAAGAAAAACAAAACCTTTGAACTCGAAGACCTCGTTTGAAATGACAAAATACTACTGGCTAAATCAAAAATCCCGCGAATTCTTATCTCGCGGCTATGTTGGCGAAAATCAAACAGCAGAAGAAAGAGTAAGGCAGATCGCCGAAACTGCTGAAAAATATTTAAATATCAAAGGCTATGCAGACAAGTTTGAGGATTATATGTCTCGCGGTTGGTTCAGTCTTTCTTCTCCAGTATGGGCGAACTATGGACTCGAAAGAGGTTTGCCTTGTTCTTGCAACGGTTCTTTCATTGATGATACAATGGAAAGCATCTTGTATAAGAATGCTGAAATTGGAATGATGACTAAAAACGCTGCTGGAACATCCGCATACTTTGGAAAGCTGCGCCCAAGAGGTGCAACAATTAGTTCTGGTGGGGCTTCTAGCGGAAGCGTTCATTTTATGGAACTGTTTGACAAGGTTGCCAATATCGTTTCTCAATCTAATGTTCGTCGCGGTTCAATGGCAGCTTATTTAGACGTTGACCATCCTGATCTGGAAGAGTTTCTTCGCATCCGCACAGAAGGCAATCCGATTCAAGAGCTTAGCATTGGAGTCTGTATCTCGAATGAATGGATGAGAGGACTTCTCAACAAGGAAAACGACAAGCTAAAAATCTGGGGACAGATTATTAAAAAGAGATTTGAAAGTGGTTATCCATATATTCATTTTACTGGCAATGCCAATGATCAAGCTCCAGCAGTTTACAAAGACAAAGGCGCAAAGATTTATGCAAGTAACCTATGCAATGAAATCCAACTCTCATCTGACAAAGATACTTCTTTTGTTTGTGTGCTTTCAAGCATTAACTTGCTTCATTATCATGAATGGAAGGACACTGACGCTGTTGAAGTTTTGACTTATTTCCTTGATACTGTCACCGAAGAATACATTCACAAGACTGAAAATATGCCATTCATGGCTGCTGCAAATAAGTTCGCCAAAGAACAGAGAGCAGTTGGTCTTGGAGTTCTAGGCTGGCATTCTCTTTTGCAAGCTAGTCATATTGCTTGGGAGAGCATGGAGGCTAAACTCTTGAATGCAAGTGTGTTCAAGCTAATCGCTGAAAGAAGCTTGAAGGCAAGCAAAGAAATGGCTGAAAAATATGGTGAGCCAGAAATGCTGAAAGGCTATGGCGAAAGAATGGTAACCCGTTTAGCTATTGCTCCAACTGTTTCTTCTTCATTTATTCTTGGTCAAGTTTCTCAAGGTGTTGAGCCTCAAAACTCCAACTATTATGTAAAGAAGCTCGCAAAAGGTTCCTTCACTTATAAAAATCCATATCTTAAAGAACTCTTGGATGAAAAAGGTAAAGATGACCAAGAAGTTTGGAAGAGCATTCTTGAAAATGGAGGCTCTGTTCAGCATCTTGATTTCTTGAGCGAACACGAAAAAGATGTGTTCAAAACTTTTGGAGAAATTTCACAAAAAGAAATTGTTATTCAAGCAGCGCAGCGTCAAAGGTTTATTGATCAAGGACAAAGCTTGAATCTCATGATTCCTCCATCCACTTCTATTGGAGAAGTAAGTAAGCTAATGATTTTTGGATGGGAGCAAGGAATTAAGGGATTTTATTATCAAAAGTCCAGTAACCCAAGTCAGTTGTTGGCTCGCTCACTTAATGAGTGTAAGTCTTGCGAAGCTTAACTAATTGTTGATAAAAATAATTTTTTAAGTGTAAAAAGTAAACATGGAAGTAGATTTTTCTCAACAAATTTTAGAGGCGAAAAACCGCACTGGACCTAAAAGTTCCGCACAAACTCCTGCAAAGGAAGATGAGCGTAAAAAAGGTTCAAAAATTAACGAGCCAGGTTCTGCTGGCACATCTCCTGATGCTAAAGAAAAAGCAGAGAAAAATCTTGAAAAAGATGACGAGAAAGAAGTTGTAAAAGCTGAAATCACTTTCAACGAAAAGATTACTGAATCTTTGAAGAAGAAAGCAGAAGAGCATAACTCCAAACATAGTCGTAAAGTTTCTGTTTCACAATTAAAGAAAGTTTATCGTCGTGGATTGGGAGCTTTTAGCTCAACTCATCGCCCAGGCAAGAGTCGCCAACAGTGGGCAATGGCTCGCGTCAATACTTTCTTAAAGATGATGCGTGGTGAAAAAGTCAAAGACGCATATAAGGCTGCTGATGGCGACATTGCCAAAGGCTCTGAGGCTTTTGACCATAACCATGACTTTTATGATTTCGAAGACCTTGAGCTTCAACTAGCTCACATTAACCTCATTGAGGCAGGCGTTTTATTTGAAGAGATGAACATCTTCAATGAAGACATTGACTATACAGAGGCTGAGCAGAAAACATTAAATAAGCCATTTAGACTTCCTTCTGGCTCTAATAAGAAATTTGGCGTTTACGTTAAAAACGATAAAGGCAACACTGTAATGGTCAAGTTTGGCGATCCAAACATGGAAATCAAGCGTGATGATCCAGAGCGCCGTAAGAATTTCCGCGCTCGTCATCAATGCGACACTAATGTTGGTCCTAAATGGAAAGCAAGATATTGGGCCTGTTATTTATGGTCTAAAAAACCAGTATCTAAATTAACAGCAGAAGAACTTAATTCTCTCGATCCAATCGAAACTTTTTACGCTAAACAAGAAACGAGAAATGACATGATCGCAAATCAAGATGAACAATTCATCTGCGAAGATAGCCTCCCAACTCAAGAAGATATATTGAAAATAAATCCGCTTCTTGAAAATATTTATTATATCGAAGAAGAATTAGGTTTTTAATAGTTGATAATTAGGAAATTTTGGAGATAGGCATTTTGATAAAATACTTTTATGATTAGAATTTAATTTTTCAGCCGCTTCTCTAGCTGAATTGTAAATTTGATCATCTATTTTTATTTTAAAACCTCTAGATTCTCTCATTTTTTTCTTTGTCTCTTCAGAATGCTTAGTGATTAATCCATTCGGATATAATCTTTTACCATTTTCCCTTCTCTTCTGTCTTAGGCTTTCTTTTAAAGCGGCTTTTCTAGTTTCATTAATCTGACGCTGCCTAATTTCTTCTTTATAAGGATGATTAGAGATAATATCTCCTCCAGAAGCATGTTTATTAATATTTAAGCTATTAGGATTCGCATCTAAAAAATACTGCTCTTTTTCTTTAACGCATTCCTTATCACATTGTAATAAAATACTAAACTGCAAATTTGCGTCTCCATATTTATCGAATATTCTCTGCAATAAAATATTAGAATGATTATTATTACGCAATTGACTTAAATGCCTTTTCCATCTTTGCTCAATATTAATTGAACTTCCTATATAAATTTTATTATCTATAAGGCTGGTGATTTGATAAATGCCGATCATATAAAATATGTACACGAAGATGTAGTATTTGGGAAAACAATTTAAGTAGAAAACTCTTTACTGTTTCGTACTATTCTAGTAATCGTACGAACAAAAGATGTTTAGTATTTATCATTCAGCATTCAATCTCATTAAGCACGGTTTTGTAGGCTGGGAAAACAGCGTGCAAAACTCTTGCAAATTCGCAGACGAAGTAATTATTGCAGTCAATACTTCTTCTGATGGAACGAAAGAAACTATCGAAGAATCTCTTAAAGATTTCTCTAATTGGAAAATTGTCGAAACAGATTTTTCCTACCAAGACCCTTGGTTAGATGGCAAGATTAAAAACGCTGCGCTTCAAACTTGCACGCAGGATTTCAAGATTCAACTCGACTTGGATGAATACATTCCACTATGGCAAAAACCATTATGGCAAAACTTGGCAATGCAAATTGCTCTTAGCCCAGTTCAGTGCGCAGCAGTTGCATCAGTGAATCTTTATAAAGATTGGGAGCATTTTTCCTCAATCAATAACAAGCAATACTTCCATAAGGGACAAGCTTATCGCGCTCCAAGTATCGCCGCTAGAAAACCAGACGGTACAATCAATACCAAAATGAGCGATGGTTGTGACTTGGTTAATGCTGAAGGTCAATTTGTTTCTACCATTGGAACCACAACGAATTTAGAACCTCTAGAGCTTGGAGTTTCTCCGTTTGTTGTTCATTTTGGATATGTAGATTTAAGCTCTCGGTTAAAAAGAAACCATGAATTCTGGCATGAACACTGGTATGTTGAGGGAGGCGGTCAAGACCCTGCTCATGTTATTCACATGAAGCATGAAGATTTTGAATACGCTTATATTGAACATAAATTAAAACTATGAAAATTGGCGTTATAATGTATGGCGGTATAGGCGACCATTTGCTTGCGAATAGATTTGTTCCAGCGGTTTTAAATTATCATCAGTGCGATAAAGTCGATATTCTTAGACCGTATTTGAATGATGTAAATGAGCATGTAGGGAAAAACTATCCTTCTTTTATTAAAGAAAGTTTTCCTAATTTTTATTCAGAAATTAAATTTGTACAAAAAA